AGAGGCTTAGTAGACACTGACCACCCTGTGTGGTCTTACAGAAACTTTTATATGCTAGACAAAGCATCCATTAGTAGTTGGAAAGGTAGAGAGAAGCCGCCTTGGTGGAACGAAGATCTAGCCGACTATGATAAACGGATTTCAGGACAATAACATGACAGTACGACTTATATCATCATCACACGATAATCTGATTGAAGAGATCGCTATGATGGCTAGGGTATCTAATCCTAGTAACCAAAACAATAGTAAAACTTCTGAGAAGTTAGTAAAGTATCTAATCAAACATAAGCACTGGAGCCCATTTGAAATGGTATCTCTTACGCTAGAGATTGATACTACTCGTGACATAGCACATCAGATAGTGCGTCACCGTAGCTTTGCTTTTCAAGAGTTTAGCCAACGCTACGCCGACCCTGCGGCGATGGGATACCCTTTTGAACTACGAGAGATTCGTTTACAAGATGAAACCAATCGCCAGAATAGTGTAGAAACTGATGATGAGCTTCTGAACAAGCATTGGGTGCAGCAGCAGAAGCGTGTTATGGATGTTGCAGACGGAGTATATAAGTGGGCAATTGGAGTAGGTATTGCAAAAGAGCAAGCTCGAGTAGTACTTCCTGAAGGTCTTACAAAGAGTAGGCTTTATATGGCGGGAACGCTACGCTCATGGATACATTATGTTGATGTGCGTACAACCCCAGGAACTCAGAAAGAACATCTAGAAATTGCTCGCCAATGTGGGCATATTATCGAGCCTTTCTTTCCGATGATGAAGGAGTTTATACATGACTGATAAAAAGTATATTAACGAAGCCCCTAGTGGGGAAATGCCTAGAATGCGTCCGGCCAATGCGCTAGACAAGCAAGAAGGAGGATCCCACTATGACTTGCCTATACAACCTCTTGAGTATATTCATGCAAACAAGCTAGGATATATTGAAGGTAATATTATTAAGTATGCAACTCGACATCGAAACAAGAACGGTGTAGAAGATATAAAAAAGATTATACACTATTGCGAATTATTATTGGAGTTAGAATATGCGGAAGAATGTAAAAAAGAAGGATCACGAGAACCTAACAGCGAAGAACATAGAGAAAGTGAAATCGCTTCTAAACCCTGGCTCCGCTAGTGATAAACCTATAACTAAAAAAGAGGCGTGTGATATTTTAAATATCTCGTACAACACCACACGCCTACAAAAGATTATTGAAGAACATGACGAAAGAAAAGAGTATACCAAAAAGCGTAAAGCAGGTTTGCGAGGTCGTCCGGCGAGTGATGGCGAAATCGCTGAAGCGTGCTCGAGCTTCCTCGGAGGAGATACTATTTCAGATATCTCAAAGCGGCTCTTCAGAAGTCCATCCTTTGTACGATCTATTCTCGAAAGAGTTGGCGTCCCGTCAAGACCGAGTAACAAAGAAGAAAGATTAAACACTCACTACTTTCCAGATGAGTGTGTATCTGAAGACTTTAGTCTCGGAGAGATTGCATGGTCAGCACAGTATCATAGTACAGTAGTTATTAAAGGAAGACTGACTCCTGAGTATCTTGCAAGCAAGCCAGGAATGACTTCTGTAAACTACGAGGATAAATACGGATGTCCTTGCTATGCAATTTATGTAGTACAGAAAATAGAGAGCGAAGATACTTATTTTTCCAACGTACAGTCAGGCGGTTTTAGCGCGTATGCTCCGGCATATGAACTAGGCAAGCTGACTCACTTGGAAAAGTATGGAATAAATTTGGAGAGGATATAAAAAATATTTCTTGACATCTTGCTTATATTTTGGCATAATAGTTTTTCAAATATGAGAGGAAGCGAATGGGCGACCGATTTTACATGCAACAACTAGAACGAACAGGTTTTGCACCTGGACTTAAAAACACTAACAAAAGGAAACGAAGAATGGCTTGGGATGACGATAAAAAAGCACAAGCAGTAGCAATGTACGAAGAAGCAGAACCAACTCCAGAGACCAGCATGGAGATTGTAAAAGATATTGCAGAAGAATTAGACGAGTCACCTAACGGTGTTCGTATGATCTTAACAAAAGCTGGCGTTTATGTTAAGAAGACACCCGCTGCTAAGTCTAGTGGTGGTGCAACCGCAGGTGGAGGAACCACAAGAGTTTCTAAAGCTGCTGCTCAAGAAGCTCTTATTGCTGCTTTGGGCGATGCAGGTCAGTCTGTTGACGAAGAGATTATCTCCAAGTTGACTGGTAAAGCCGCACAATACTTTACTTCAATTATTACAACAATAAACGAAGCGTAAAACTTTACCCTGCTAGATTCGTCTAGCGGGGTATTTTTGTATCTGTAGAAATCACCTTGACGTAAGTAGGTTCACAATAAAGATTGCTGAAATACTACCAAGGAGCTATAGTGAAAAAGCAAGAACTAGCACAATTAGTGCACAACTATGGAGACGCTGTAATTACTTACCGCAGCGAACATTCCAAAAAACTAAAGTACAATGTTTGTACGTTAGACTTCTCTACTCCCTATATTCAAAAGAAGAAGAATAGGGCGAAAGAAACAGAGGATACACTTCTTTTCTTTTGTTGGGATACTGACTCATATCGTTTACTCAGACCCGCAAATGTGTCTAGTGTAGTACCTCTATCTTCTATTTTAAAAAATGAGAGGGTATAATGGAACTTCATCAAGCGCCCGAAGCTTACTCTCGTGTTATTCACTATGATCAAGTAAAAGAAATCCAGGTAAGACTTACTATTAACACCTTCAGGGGTGTTGAGTATATACATCTTAGAAAGTATTACATGGACTTTACTGAAGAATGGAAACCTACACCGGAAGGAGTAGCAATGCCTCTAGACCTTAGTAACTCAAAGGAGTTGTTTATAGGTTTAACAGAGATACTTTCCTTAGCAGAGTCTAAGGAGTTAATAAAAGAACATTTTTCAGATTTAATAGAGGATCTGTATAAATAGTTCTTGACAATCTTCCTAAAGTTCCGTATAATATCTTTTCAAATTTAGGAAAAGTATATGCAAGAGTTTTTAGACAAGATGAGCGAGTTGTACTATGAAGGCACACCTGCCATCTCTGATGCAGAGTTTGACCTCCTAGCGGAGAAACACAACTACAACCAAGTGGGTTACATTGTTACGGACGCGATTTCGCACGTGTACCAGATGTACTCCTTGCAAAAGTGTTTTGATATTACTAAAGCTCCTCTTGACGTAAACTCTTGTGTAGTTACTCCTAAATTAGATGGAGCAGCCGTCTCTTTGCTATATGTAGATGGCAACCTTGAACTCGCCCTCACTCGTGGGGATGGTATTCAAGGTAGAGACATAACTGATAAAATGCGTATGCTAGTCCCTACGGAGATTAGACGTACTGACTTGATTCAGATAACAGGGGAAGTTGTTGCCCCTAGTAGTGTACCAAATGCGCGTAACTATGCCGCAGGCTCACTAGGTCTTAAAAGCCTAGACGAGTTTGCTACTCGCCCTTTACGGTTTGTAGCCTATGATGCGAGTCCTCGGCAAGCCTCTTCTTACGAAGGGACTATGACTATCATGAAAATGATGGGTCTACGAGTAGTTACAGAATTCGATTGTTCCGACTATCCAACGGATGGGTTGGTCTACAGGTTGCAAGACTCAGTTGAATTTGAACGCTTGGGGTATACATCTAAACACCCCCGAGGTGCCTTTGCTCTGAAAGAACAGGCAGAGGGGGTGGAGACAACTCTTATTGATGTAGTGTGGCAGCTTGGTAAAAGTGGTGTTGTCAGTCCAGTAGCGATCCTAGATCCTATTGAAATTGGCGGAGCCACAGTTTCCAGAGCTACCCTACACAATATTGAGTACATACGCGACCTAAACCTAGAGATAGGATGTCGAGTATCTGTCATAAGGTCGGGGGAGATAATTCCTCGCATCATTGGACGTGTTGAAAAATAGTTCTTGACAGAAACCTTAAATATGCGTATAATACTTATTCAATTTCAGAGGAATACAAATGACTAAAATCGAAGCTCCAACAAACTGCCCTAGCTGCAGTTCGGTGTTAGAAGACGTCAACTATCTTCTGTATTGTAGAAATCCGCATTGCGGAGAAAAAGTTCTCAAACTTATCGAACACTTTGCCAAGACTCTGAAGATTAAAGGTCTCGGACCTGCAACAGTAGCCAGACTAGATATTGTCTCCCTAGAGGAACTTTATTCTTTGACTTGTGACGAAATTGCAGACCAGATCGGATCTGAAGTACTCGCGGTAAAGTTAGTAGATGAATTGAACCGCTCTAAAACTGCACCACTAAATGTATTATTACCCGCCTTCAGCATACCGCTGATAGGTAAATCAGCCTCGGAAAAGCTTTCCAAAGTCTGCATTGACATTGAAGAAATAGACTACGAATTGTGCCGACAGGCAGGACTAGGGGATAAGGCAGCGACTAACCTTTGTAAGTGGATAGACGAAGACTTTTATCAAGTATCGTTGTTACCGTTTAGTTTTAAGTTTGAAAGATATACACAACCAACCACAACCCACGGCACTGTTTGTATTAGTGGTAAACTTACCAGTTATAAAACGAAAGCCGAGGCTCATAACAAACTTCAAGAGCTTGGTTATGTGGTCAAAACAAGTTTGACAAAAGATGTCACAATTTTGGTAAACGAAAGCGGAGTAGAGTCCGCTAAAACTAAGAAAGCCAGAAATGCTGGCGTTCAAATCATAACTAACCTTTTAGAATTTATTGGAGAATATAATAATGGCACTACCTAAGTGGACTGACGAGCGTACAGACGCTCTTACTAACTTTGTAGGTGACGAATCACCTGTATCTCAAGCAACTGTTGCAGAAGCAGCAGGTGAACTTGAAACCTCTACCCGTTCTATCTCTAGCAAGCTGCGAAAGATGGGTCACGAAGTAGAACTGGCTTCTGCCAGTGCAACTCGGGCGTTTAGCGATGCTCAAGAAGCAACTCTCTCTGCTTTTGTTTCTGACAACAGCGGCGAGTACACTTATGCTGAAATCGCAGGTCATTTTGAAGATGGCGCTTTTTCACCTAAGTCAATCCAAGGCAAAATCTTGTCTATGGAACTAACAGGACATGTTAAGCCTGCTCCTAAAGTTGAAGCTGTACGCACGTATAGCCCAGCCGAAGAAGTCACCTTTGTATCTATGGTACAAGACGGTGCTTTCGTAGAAGCAATCGCGGCTGAACTAGACCGTTCTGTAAACTCTGTTCGTGGTAAAGCTCTTAGCTTGCTTCGCTCTGGAGAGATTGATGCAATTCCTCGTCAAGAGACTACCAAAGGCGCTTCTAAAGAAGATCCATTGGCCGAGTTGACTGACATCGGTAGCATGGGCGTTGAAGATATCGCTGAAGCGATTGGCAAAACTGCTCGTGGCGTCAAGACTATGCTAACTCGTCGTGGCCTTTCAGCCGCTGACTATGATGGCGCAGCTAAGAAAGAAAAAGCATCTGCTTAATCTGTCTTAGTTTTTAAAGGCAGGCTCTACGGGGTCTGCCTATATCTTTAATTTCGGGGGAAATTTTTTTGAACATCGCAAGTGCGTTGATAAAGCAAGTGCTCGCGCTCCAAGACTTTCAGACTTGGAGTGTCACGCATAGGCATTATTTGCCGAGTGAGTATCATAGCCTGTATAAGGTTATCGATAAGCACTGTGAAGATTTTCATAAAATGCCCACGATTGAAGATTTAAAGTTTGAGATTCGGGACTCAGGTACTCGCGAGAAGCTATATGCTATCGAATCAGTAGAGGTGGATGCAGATCCGCACATGCTGTTAGAGTACCTGAAGAACGAATATACTCAAAAAGAAATTCTGGATTCGCTAGAAGATTATGTAGAGAACTCTGTTGCATTCGAGAATGCTCAGGAATCTGTAAATCATCTTCACCAAATCGTACTCGATGTCGAAGACAAGGTTGATTTGGAAGACCCGCAGGAAAGTATGCAACGTATTGAACTGTTCGAACCAGAAGAAGATTTAGCTAAGTACATGAAACTCGGACTCAATGAAGAGTATGATTACGAAATACAGTTCTCCCCCCGAGATCTTGTTATGGTTGGTGGTCGTCGAGGTGCTGGTAAATCTGTCATCT